AAATATCCCGGTTGCCGGCGTCCAGTAGCTCGCGGAGAAAAGTACTGCGAGAAGCACAAGGAAGCAGGATCAAAGCGCGAAGAGATGCAGAAGCGGGAACGCTGGGAACGGCGCTTCCGGAAGAAAGGTTCGTCGGCGGCTAGAGGCTATGGCGCTCGTTGGAGGAGACTTCGCGAGCGCTTTCTTTCAGAACACCCTCTTTGCGAGGAGTGTCTGAAGCAGGGGCGCGCGGTGCCCGCTACGGACGTTGACCACATCAGACCGCACAAGGGCGATGAAGATCTTATGTGGGATGAAGAGAACTTGCAGGCACTTTGCCACGCCTGCCACAGCCGGAAGACTGCGGCAGAGGATGGCGGTTTTGGGAACGCTATGCGTTAAGGCGCTCAAGAAAACGATCAACCTGAAGCTTTGGCGAAACATTTGCGCGAGTGTTCGGCAGCGCGGGCACGTAAACGCCGCTGACGGGGGTAGGCGGGTCGAAAGTTGATTACGCACGTATTCAAGACCGCGCCCCTACCTAGATTTTTACGCGTGCAAAATTTGAGGAATTTCAATGCCCGGCGGAAGACCCAGAAAACCGGATTCGGTAAAGGCCGCCCAGGGCACTCTTCAGCCCTGTCGGTCGCTTGAAAAACTGGCCGCGACGACGACGCCTGAGCTGGCGCCGACCCCGCCGGTTGGGCTGACGAAAGAGGCGCGGGCGGCGTGGAAGATTGCGATCGAGTATGCGCCGAAAGGCCTGCTCGTCGCTACGGACTTCACGGTTTTGGAGCGGTGGGCGAGAAACTACGCGCTTTACCGGAAGCTTGCAAAAGCGGTTGACCATGACGGGACGACCATCACGGTACTGAAGGCGGACGGCTCTACGGAGCTCAAGCAGCATCCGAACGTGAAGAGTCTGGTCGCCGTGCAGGGGGTCCTTGCGGCGTGTGAGCGAGAGCTGGGGTTTACGCCTGCCTCGCGCGCGCGTGTGAGACCCGCTCAAGCGGAAGAGGAAGAGAAGGATGACTTCGAAGACTTTTAAGGATCGAAGATGACGGAGCTGCTGATTTATCTGAGCGCACTGCTCGGCGGGATTCACCGTGTTGCGTGTTTCGGTAGTGGGGTGTTCGCCGGCCTTGGAACAGGCTGCATCCTCGCAGCGAGCTTTCACCCGCTGATGTCCCCGCCCCGCCGGAAGTTCTTCATCCGGAAAGGCTGGAGCTGTCTGCAGCTGACGCTGATTTTTGTTTTTCTCGCCCTGATAGTCCCCGGTGAGGAGACGTGGCGAGAAATGTTTGGGCTCTTCTTGGAGAAGTAGGCATGGAATGGCTTCATCTTGCGGGGGACATCGGGGCAAGCATCGCGATCCTGGTGTGCCTTTACTTCATTTGGGATCTGCGCAAAGAAGTGGAGACGCTCCGGGATCGCATTAGCGGCGGGTCACTCCCGGAGCTCGATACCCTGGAGGGCGGCGAAGAAATGCCGCAGGTAGAGGGCATCGCGTCGCGCGGCGGCAGTCAGGTCGCGAGCGAGAATCTCCCGCTCGGCCTCAAAGGTCCGCTCAAGTCTGGAGCTTCGGCTGATATCGCCGGGGTCCGGGAGCTGAGCGTCGATGAGCTTGTTGAAGCTTTCGGCGCGGCACTGCGCAAGGAACGGGAGATTTATGAGGCCGGCGCTGATCGCCGCCTGGACGATCTTAGAAGCTTCCTCAAGAGGGAAATTCGTTTGACTTACTGACATAAAACCCTCCGTGGGGTGGTTTGTGGAATTGAGACGCCTCAATCATCTCACGGAGGCAGACGCATATGACTGCAAAGAAGACTCGCGATTACTGTGCTATCGCGGCGGACTACGCGGCGCGCGTGCTTGACGGAAGTCAGCTCGCATGCAAGTGGGTCAAGCTGGCGTGCCAGAGGCAGCGCGATGACTTAAAGCGATGGAAAGAGGACGGGCCTTTCGTATGGGACCCGGAGGCGGCATCAAGGGGGTGTCGGTTTATCGAACTCCTGACCCATACGAAAGGGGAGCTCGCCGGTCAGCGCATCAATCTTGAGCCCTGGCAGGCATTTATCCTGACCACGGCGTTCGGGTGGAGGCGAAGAGAAGACGGCGGGCGCCGATTCCGACGCGTCTACATCGAAGTGGCTCGCGGAAACGGGAAAAGTTGTTTGTCGAGCGGCGTAGCGCTCTATTGCCTTGTGGCTGATAACGAGCCCGGCGCCGAGGTGTATTCCTTTGCGACGACGCGCGATCAGGCGAAGATCGTCTTCGGGGACGCGAAGCGCATGGCCGAGATGAATTTGCCGCTTCGGAAGCGCTTCGGCCTTGAGGTGCTTGCGAATGCGCTCTACGTGCCTGGCACCGGGAGCACGTTTCAGGCAAAGTCTGCGGAGGGCTCGACGCTGGACGGTTTGAATACGCATCTGGCCGTCGTCGATGAACTCCATGCGCATAAGACCCGAGCGGTCTATGACGTGGTTGAAACGTCTCTCGGCAAGCGCCGGAGCTCGCTCTTGTGGTGCATCACTACCGCGGGGTTCGACACGTCGGGCATCTGCTATGAAGTCCGGACGATGAGCACGCGGGTGCTTGAGCGTCAGGCGATAGACGAGACGCAATTCGCGGTCATCTACACAGCGGACGAGGATGACGACTGGACCTCGCCTGAGGCGTTGGAGAAGGCGAACCCGAACTGGGGCGTGAGCGTACGCCCGGAGATGATCTTGTCGCTTCTCGCGAAAGCGAAGGCGCTGCCGTCAGCCATCAACAACTTCAAGACGAAGCACCTTGATATCTGGTGCTCCGCGTCGAACGCGTGGATGGATATGGGGGCCTGGGGTCAGTGCGAGGACAACACTTTGCGGCTTGAGGACTTTGAGGGCGAGCGGTGCATCATCGGGCTCGACTTGGGCTCGAAGAACGACATGACCGCCAAGGTCAGAGTTTTTCCGCTTGAGTCCGACGGTCCGACCAGGTACGCGGTTTTCTGCGACTTCTACCTTCCGGAGAGAGCGGTAGAAAACGCTGTCAACTCTCAGTATTCCGGATGGGCCGAAGAAGGCCATCTCCATGTCACTCCCGGCGCGATGACGGATCTGAACGTCGTCGAAGAGGATCTGAGGGAAGACCTCAGCCGTTTCAACGTCGAAGCCGTGGTTTATGACCCATGGCAAGCGACGCAAATGGCGACGACGCTTTCTGAGGATGACGCGCCCATGGTCGAGTGCCGCATGACGGTACAGAACATGAGCGACCCGATGAAAAGCGTGGAGGCGCTGGTACTGGACCGCCGGCTTTTGCATGACGGCAACCCGATTCTGACGTGGATGATGGGGAACGTCGTGGCCAAGCTGGACGCGAAGGACAACATCTTTCCGCGGAAGGAAAGATACGAGCAAAAGATCGACGGCGTGATTGCGCTCATCATGGCGATGGGAAATGCGCTCGCCGACGATAACGACGACTTCAAGGGTTTTGTGGAGTCGGGTCAGGAAACTTTCTTTGAGTGGTGATGAATGTTTGTAAGGCGACTTGTCAGCTGGGTGACCGGGTGGGGAGGGCCGCTCGGCACCGCGTCCGGGCAGCAGCTTGGCCTGCCGCTGGCGCCGATTATTGACCAGACGAAGCTAACGCCGCCCGATGCGGCGCTGCAGATTTCGGCGGTCTTCGCGTGCGTGGAGATTCTCGCGCAGACAATATCGACGCTTCCGCTTTATGTCTATCGAGATAAAGGCGATGGGCGCGTTCCGGACAAGATGAACCGGCTGTGGCTGCTGCTGCACGAAAGACCGAACGATTGGATGACGCCGTCGGAGTTCCTTTCGGCGATGGTTGTCAATCGCATGCTTCGCGGGAATGCCTATGCGCTCATTGAGCGCGATGGCACCGGGGAGCCGATTGCGCTGATCCCGCTGTCTCCCGACCAGATGGAAGTTTCCGTCGTCGATGGCGGAGAGGTTTACGTTTATTACCAGGATGGCGACATCACGGCGCTTGCGCCCGAGAACGTCATTCATTGGAAAGGCCTCGGCAATGGGTTCCTCGGGCTTTCGAAGCTGGACTTTATGCGCGCCACGACCAATGAGGCTATCCGGTCGCAGGACAACGCGAATTCGCTGTATGGGAAGGGATCGAAGCCAACGGGCGTGCTGCAGACTGACTCAAAGCTGAGCGCGGAGCAGGTTGCGGCGCTGATGACGCGCTTTCAGACGAACATGACTTCGTCCGGCGGCGGGCTGATCATCGCAGACCGAGGGCTCAAGTATTCCCAGATGTCGCTTTCGCCCGCTGATGCCCAGCTCCTCGAGACGCGGCGCTTCACGATTGAAGAGATCTGCCGGTGGTTCGGGGTGCCCGGCGTACTTGTCGGAACAACGGGACAGACGACATGGGGCTCCGGCATTGAGCAGATCGTTTCGGGGTTCCACAAATTCACGATCGGTCCGCTCTGCAAGCAGCTCGAACAGGTGCTCGAGCGAAGGCTGAAGAACTACGAGCCGATCACGATCGAGTTCAAGATGGACGGCTTTCTCCGGACGGACCCGGCGAGTCGGGCGGCCTTCTATTCGACGATGAGCCAGAACGGGGCAATGACGCGAAACGAAATCAGGCGCCTGGAAAACCTCCCGCCGGTAGAAGGCGGGGACGAGCTCACGGCGCAGAGCAACCTCGTGCCGCTGCGGAAGCTGGGGGCAGTGGAGCCTGCGTCTTCTCCGATCAATGGCGAGCCAGTGAGGCAGTAATGAAGGAATTCAAGAATATTCAACTGAAGGACATTGACCTGAAGTTCGAAGGCGAGAGCCGCAAGTTCAGCGGCTATGCCTCGGTGTTCGGGGGCAATGATTCCTACGGCGATACCGTCATGCCGGGCGCGTTCACGAAGACGCTTGCCGCCTACGGGATGCCGAAAATGTTCTATGGGCATCAGTGGGGGCTTCCTATCGGGAAGTGGACCGCGGCCATAGAAGATGAGAAAGGCCTGCGCGTCGAGGGCGAGCTTACTCCCGGGAACCCGCAGGCGGACGCGGTGCTCGCGGCCCTGAAGCACGGAACGGTTGACGGCCTTTCTATCGGCTTCAGCATGCGCGGCGGCGCTCAGGATGAGAAGAAGGAAGGGGGCCGGGTGATCAAGTCCGTCGGACGCCTCTTCGAGATCTCTGTCGTGAGCTTCCCGGCGGACGGCGCGGCCCGCATCACGGAAGTCAGGTCTGAAGACCTGGATGAAATCGAAAGTATCAGAGACCTCGAAGGTTTCCTGCGGGATGCAGGCGGCTTTTCGAAGTCTGCCGCGACGGCTCTCGTCGCAAAAGCCAGAAAGCTCTTCCAGGATCAGAGGGAGTCTGAAGCCGACGAGGAGAAGGCGACCACGGAGCTTCTTGAACGGATCAGGAAGCTTGAAAAATCCATTGGAGAATAAAAGATGGAATTCAAAGAAGTACTGGACGCCCTCGACAAGATCGAAGGCAAGATGTCTGAAACCGCCGCTTCAAACAAGGAGCGCCTGGACGAGCTCGGCGAACAGCAGAGGAAGTTCGCGAATCAGATCCTCGAGCTTCAGCAGAAGGGCGTAAAGGTTCAGGGCGAAAAGCCGGAAGCAAAGTCCGCGGGCGATCAGTTCATTGCCGCCGACGGCTTCAAGGCGTTTGCCGCAGGCTCCACGCAGAAAACTCGCGTCGAGCTTTCGGAGACCTTTGCCAAATCTGAGACGAATGCGCTCAACCCGATCACGACTCCGACCGGCGGCATCATCCAGGCGTACCGTCGCCCCGGCATCATGCCCGGCGCTTTCCGCCCGCTCACGATTGAAGGCCTCTTCCCGTCGCTTCCGATTTCGACGAACTCGTTTGAATACGTGAAGGAGCGCGATGACGGCTTTGTGAACGGTGCGGCCTTCGTTGCCGAAGGCGCACAGAAGCCCTTTGGCTCGACGTCCTTTGAGACCGTGACGGGTACGATCAAGACGATCGCGCACCTTGCCCGCGTCTCCAAGCAGCTCATGGCGGACGGCCCTGCCCTCGTCGCCTACATCAATCAGCGCCTTGTCTACGGCGTTGATCTGGTGGTCGAAGACCAGCTGATTTCCGGCGACGGGACGAATCAGAATCTCACCGGCATCTTTACCACCGGAAACTTCACGCCCCACGGCGCGACGACGGCCGACCTTCCGGCGAAGAACGCAACACTCTTTGACCTGATTCTTTTTGCGAAGACCAAGGTTGAAAAGGCGTTCTTCCGTCCGAACATCATCCTGCTCAATCCGGTGAACTGGTCGCAGATGCTCATGGAGAAGAACGCCTCCGGCGACTACTACCTCGGGCACCCGGCTTCTGTCGCGCCGAAGACCCTGTGGGGCCTTCCGATCTGGACGACCCCGGCGATTCCGCAGGGCAAGTTCATGGTCGGTGACTTTACGCAGGCGGCTACGCTCTGGACGCGTCAGGGCATGACCGTCGAGCTCTTCGAACAGGACGTCGACAACGTGCAGAAGAACCTCGTCACGATCCGCGCCGAGCGCCGCCTCGGCTTCGGCATTGAGCGCGTGTCTGCTCTTGTCGGCGGCGATCTTGCGCTACCGGCCGCGGCCAGCGCTCTCGGAAAGTAAGGAGATAGAGGATGGGCGTGGAAGTTTCGACGGCTCTTCCTGCGGTGACTTTGGACGAAGCCAAGCTTCACCTGAGAGTTGAGAGCACGGCTGATGACGATCTCATCTCCGCGCTCATCCTTGCCTGTACGCAGATGGCCGAGCATGAGCTGCAGCGCGGGCTCGTCACGCGCGAGGGGACCGAGGGCTACGGCGATTCTCCGGAAGCCGTCCCGGCCGCTATCCGGCAGTGGATTCTCGTGCATGTCGCCTATTACTACGAGCACCGCACTTCGGCGACGGAGGGGGCTTTGTCGCCGCTCCCTTTTGTGAGCGCGCTGCTTGACCCTTTTAGAACGTGGACCTGATCATGGACCTTCCGGAAATTGGCGAACTCAATCGCCGCGTGAAGATTCTCGTACGAGAGGCAAAGCCTGACGACAGGAACGGCTTTTCGCAAACGACCGTTGAAAAAGATGAAGTGTGGGGGAAGCTCGCCGTAGTCGGATCGGGGATGTATTTCGGGACGAAGCAGGTGAGTTCGGAAGTGACGCACCGCGTCTACATCCGAAGCTATGAAGGGCGGACGCGGCCGCAGGATCTGTACGGCGTCACCGAGCTGGTGATCGATGGGGTGCTTTATAGGGTGAAGCGGGTTGCGGATGCAGGCGGTGAGCGCCGCTTTACGGTCATGGACGTAGAGGAGAAGGGAGATGCTGGTAAGCGCGCAGGTAGACCGAGGCTTCCGGAATATTGACTATGACCCGAGGGCGCTGAGGCAGCCGCTTCGATCCGCGGGCAACGAAGTCCGCAAGGCGGCTCGCCGCCTGATTGCGCGCAGGGCGGTTTCAGAGGCCGGGCAGTACCCGGGCAGACAGACGGGCCGCATGCAGAGATCGATCCGCGTGCGGCTTTCCCGATCCGGATATGCCGTGATGGTCTCGCCGTCGAAGACGAGCTCGATGCCGGTCTATTACCCGGCTTTTGTCGTCTACGGGCATCGGGGGCCGAATACGGAAACCGAAGCACAGGCCCGCAGGCATAAGAAGCGCCCGGGCGAAAAGGTGGCGGCTCCGCGCAGGAACTTCATCGAGGATGCCGCAAAGCAGGCGGCCCCCGACTTCAAGAGGTCCATGGCGGACGCCTTGGCTAATGCAATTAAACCGGGGCTGATATGAGACTTGATCCGATCATTGCCGCACTTCGAAGGAGGTGCCCGTCTTTCGAGAACCGCTTTGCGGGGGCGGCCGAGTGGGCAGGACTTACGGAGGATGAGGCTCCGGCTCTGCCTGCGGCCTATGTCGTCCCGCTCGCTGAGGATGCGGGCGGGAATGAGTCGCGGGTGGGCTATCTGCAGACCGTGACGAACACTTTTGCGGTGATTGTTCTGGTCAGCAATGTCTGCGACGAGCGCGGGCAGAAGGCTTTCGATTCTCTTGAAGGCCTGAGGCTCGAGCTCTTCCGCGCCATCCTCAGCTGGCAGCAGGATCCTCCTGCCGAGTACAGCGAGATTGTCTACTCGGGCGGGCAGGTGCTTTACATGGACGATGCCCGGCTGGCTTTCCAGTTTGAGTTCTCATTCGGGACCTATCTCGATCTCAGCGATACGTGGCAGGGAGTGGACCTCGATGAGCTCGGACCTCTCGAGGGCGCGGACATCAGGGTTGACTGTGTTGAACCGTCGACCAAGAAGAATCAGCCGGACAACCAAATTGAAGCAACTTTGAAGGTGAACCTATGAGTGTTTCTTTCAACACCATCCCGAGCGGCGTGCGAGTGCCGCTTTTTTATGCCGAGGTAGACAATTCCGCGGCATTCACGCCGTCGGAGAGCACTCAGAGCCTCCTGATCGGCCAAATGCTCGATACGGGCACGGCAGAAGCCGGTAAGCCGGTGACGGTGTCTACCGCGGCCATGGCCAAGCAGCTTTTCGGCCGCGGGTCTCAGCTGGCCCGTATGGTGGTCGCCTATCGCACGGTCGATAGCTTCGGCCAGCTTGTTTGCATTCCGCTCGCTGACGTGACGAACTCCGTAGCCGCCTCGGCAGAGGTGACTTTCTCCGGAAAGGCGACTGAAGCCGGTACCCTGAGCTTCTACATTGGCGGTTCGCGCGTGCAGGTCTCCGTAGCAGAAGGCGCGGAGGCCGGTGTTGTCGCGCAGGCTCTTGCCGACGCCATTTCGCGGGAGAAGGACCTGCCGGTTACTGCGGCGGCTGCGGCTGCGGTCTGCACGCTCACGGCGCGCAACAAGGGCTCGCTTGGCAACGGTATTTTGCTCGCGCTCAATCTGCGCGGGCCGATTAACGGTGAAAAGACGCCTGCGGGCCTTGGCGTAGTGCTTGCGGCCATGGCCGGCGGCACGACTGATCCCGAAATTGCCCCCGCAGTGAAGGCGATGGGCGATGCGCAGTATGACTTCATCGGCGCCCCCTATTCGGATGCCGCGGTGCTTGACGCCTTCCAGACGGAGATGAACGACACGTCCGGCCGCTGGTCGCCTTTCCGGCAGATCTACGGCCACGTATATACGGCAAAGCGCGGCGACGTGAATGCGCTGAAGACGTTCGGCAACGCCCGAAACGACCAGCACTGCACGATTGTGGGGGTTGAGCCAGAGCTTCCGACCCCGATCGAAGAGGTGCTCGCGGCCTATCTCGCCCGGACGTCGGTGTTCATTTCAGCCGACCCCGCGCGGCCCACGCAGACGGGCGTGCTCACCGGCGTGATGGCCGCTCCTTCCGAGAGCCGCTTCATTACGACCGACAGGCGGACGCTTCTTGAAAACGGCATTGCGACGCTTACGACGACATCCGGCACGGTCACGATCGAGCGCGCGGTGACGACCTATCAGCGCAACAGTTTCGGCGACGCGGACGCATCGTATCTCGACAGCGAAACGATGCACACGCTCGCATACGTGCTTCGCCGCATGAAGTCGCTCATCACAACCAAGTACGCGCGCCACAAGCTCGCGAACGACGGGACCCGCTACGGTGCCGGACAGGCGATCGTGACGCCTTCGGTGATCCGCGGCGAGCTGGTGGCGCTCTATCGGCAGCTCGAGCTTTCGGGGATTGTCGAGAATGCGGATCTCTTCAAGCAGTACCTGATTGTCGAAAGGAATGCAGACAATCCGAATCGGCTGGATGTCCTCTTCCCGCCCGATCTCGTCAATCAGCTCCGCATCTTTGCGGTCCTCAATCAGTTCCGTCTTCAGTACGCGGAGGAATAAGAAATGGGAAAGAGACTAGCCGGCACCTGCTACTTCAAGGTGGACGGAGAACAGCTCGAACTTCAGGGGGACCTTGAGTTCCCCTTTAACTCGGTGACGCGCGAGACCATGGCCTCGACCACCGGCGTCGTCGGCTTCAAGGAGACGGTCGCGGTCCCGTACGTCGCGGGCACGTTCATCGTCCCGGAGAGCTTCCCCGTCAGCAAGCTGATGGAATCAACGGCGATGACGATTACCGCAGAGTGCGCGAACGGCATGGTTTACACGCTTTCGGAGGCATTCATGGTGGGCGACATTCCCTATAAGCCCATTGACGGTACGGTGGCGTTGCGCTTTGAGGGCACCGCAGGAGAACTTGCATGATCTACACGCTGACAACGCCGATTGAGATTGCGGGCAAGGAAGTCACGGAGCTCGATCTCAAGGAAGAGAGGCTCGACACGAAGCTTATCAAGCGGCTCGGGTTCCCCTTCACGGTTGGCGCGGATCTGACGCCGGCGCCCCGCCCGAGCGTTTGCGCGGACTACATCTCCCGCCTCGCGGCTATTTCGCCCTCTGAGGTCGAGAAGCTCAGCCCAAGGGATTTCATGGCGATTTGCTGGGCGCTGATTAGTTTTTTCGGGGAGCAGGCGGGCTCGACGTCTCAGGGCTAGTCGATCTGGCTTTTGATGTGGCCTACGGCTGGAGGATCTCTCCTGATGAGGCGCTCGCGCTTCCTTTGTCGGAGCTTCTGCTCTATGTGGAGCAGTGGAACCGAATTCAGGAGAGATTGAAGGAGACCTAAATGGCGGGACAGGATTTCAGACTTACCGCGATTCTTGCGGTCCGGGACACGATGACCCCCGTCATGAAGCAGGTGTCTGCGCGGTGGGGGAACTTCCGGAAGGTAATTGACGGCACGCAGTTTAAGAACCTGCAGAAGCAGGTGGCGCTCTTCAACCGCTCGATGCAAAACGTCGCCGCTACCGCCGGTGACGTAGCGGGCCGGATTGGCGGGCCTTTCCTTGCGCTTGCCGGCTCCGTAGGCTTCAGCCTGCAGCAGGCCGTGACGAGCTTCGCAAGTACGGGCGACGCGCTTGACAAGATGAGTCAGCGCATCGGCATTACCGCGGAACAGCTGCAGGAGTTCTCCTATGCCGCTACGCACGCGGGCGCCGCTCCGGAAGATCTCGAGGATGCGCTCAAGGATCTCGGCACGCATATGGCGGAAATCGCCAACGGCCTCGACACGTCAAGCAGCGCCTTCACGCTCTTCCAGAAGCTTGGAATCGAGATGAAGGACGCGGCCGGGAATATGCGCCCGGTCGAGCAAGTCTTTCTTGATCTTGCCGACGCCATCCAGCGCAATGAGGACCCGGCTCTGCGCGCGAAGATGGCCATGGCGACCATGGGCGCCAGCGGCCGCAAGCTGATCCCGATGCTTGCCGGCGGTTCGGATGGGCTCAAGCAAATGGCCGCGCAGGCGCGCGACCTTGGGCTCGTGATGTCGAATGATGCGGTTGCATCAGCCGCGACAATGACGGACCACATGGATGACATGCGGGCCGTTATCGGGTCGGTCGGCAACGCGATAGGCGCGAAGCTCGCCCCCACGGTGATCCGCATGTCTGACCGCTTCCGCGATCTTGCCGCGGCGAACCGTGAGGCTTTTTCGCAGAAGTTCGCTTCCGTCGCCGAGCGGCTGGCCGAGACGATCGAGAAGATCGACTTCGAGGGCATCGCCTCCGCGGTATTGACCGTGGCGGATTAT